ATACAACAGGTTTTGGAAATAAAGTAGGTGCTGGTAGTGATGTTTGGGTGAATAACTTCGTAAAGTATGTTGTTCCTCACTTAAAAGTAAAACCTATCCTACTTATACATAGAAAGAAACCAGATGATTTTGAGGGGGATAACTTCCCCCTTGAAATTTATTGGCAAGTGGATGATAAAGATAAGTTCGATGAACTTATAAATAGTGCTCGGCGAATACACATACTACACGGACACTATTACCCCAACTCAGCAATCCTAAACAATTTGGACAAAGTGGAGAGTTATGTAATGCATAATTCAATAGATATGTCTCTAAAAGCTGGATTATTTTCGGAAGCTCCTGGAATGCAACATTATGGTGCAGATAGTGAGTGGGAAAATAGTATAATTAAATCAGTTAAAAAGAGAATATGGATTGGATTATTTAAAACTCCCAAACATTTCGAATATGAGTTCATAGATATTCCTAATTATTATGATTTTCAACATAATTTGGAATTAAATCACTCAAACAAAGTAGGATTTGCTGCAAGAACAGAAACAAGAAAAAGAGTTTGGTACTTAGAAAATATAGAATGTTATCTATTTACAACTATAAAAATTCTAAATGATGTATGGGAGAAGGGATATGGTGTAAATTTTAAAAGAGCCAAACGATATATGTTTGATTATCAAAAATTGGACTGGTTTTATGGTTTAGATTGGGGAATTTCACATAGTTGTTTTAATTATGAACCATTTGGATATTCAATATTTCAAGCGGTTGATTATGGAAAACTACCTATATTGAGTAAAGATTGGATGAAAGAGTGGGAATACCCATATAGGGCAGAAAGCAAAACGGAATTCGAAAATATGATAAAAGAACTTAAAAATACGGATTACGAAACAAAAAAAGAATGGTTTATAAAATTAAAAAATAATATGATGGAATACTCTGACAGAAATAAATGGGTAAATCAATTATTAGATATTTATAATAGTTAAATAAAATAAAATGGCAAAAACAAATTTAAAATTAGGTAGTCTAGGGAACGCAGCAGTCGGTTCTGCAAATGCATCATTGGGTACTATTACTGGAAATTCAGCAAACACAAAAATGTCAGAATTTGCAGTTGACCAATTCACTGTAAGAATGCCTTACACATATATTGTTGAAAATACTTCGGAGCAATTGGAAGTTTACCCACAGGATGGTGCAACGAAATTTTATCAATATAATGCACAAAGACCACAAAATTATCAAGTAACTGTTACTCCTGATACATATTTTAGTGTTACGGCGGATTTTTCTATTATACCTGGAACATTTAATATTACAGCAAAAAGTTTAGCAACTGCACCATATAGTGGAAGTAATGCAACTGTTTTAAGTGCTAAATTTAATGATGGATTTAATATAGATGCAACTGGATATAATTCTGCTACTACAAAAGACATTTACTCAGTAGATAGTTATAATGGTATAAATTCGGATGTATTGTGTGTAGATGTTAATACAATGATATTGTTATCGGATGACACATCGGTAGCTGCATCTGATTTATATGTTGGCGATGTCATTAAAACATATGTTCCAACTGGAATACCTACATGGATACCAGAAGAAGATGATGATAGTTTGTGGTATTGGTGGCATCAAACTGAATCTTCCGGAGAAGTAGTTGATGCAACAATTAGTAATATTTATTATTCATTTGTTGATTCATATGTTTCTATAAATAATGACGAAATAAAATGTACTAAGGCACACCCATTGTATATATTTGATTCCGATACAAATACTTACCAATTTAGTAGAGCGGAAGATTTGATAAATGGTGACAAATTAATAAAATATAATAAAGAAAATAATTCTATCGAAGAAATATTAATTGAATCGGTTGAAATTTTAAATGATACATTAGAAATTGCAACAATTACGGTAGATGTTGCACATACTTATCTTGCAAACGGATATGTTTCACACAATAAAGGTAGTGTAAGAGCACCAATACCATATCAAAATTTGGTATGTTATATGGATGCACAAAACACAACATCTTATCCTGAAACAGGTTTTGTTTGGAACGATTTAGTAGGACAAGCAACTGGATTTAATTTAACAGGTGGTTCATATCAAACAACGGCTCCTGTATTTACAAGTTCTAGTCCAAAACATTTTACATTCACAACTGGAAAATTCGGAATTAAACAACCTGGATTTACTACGTCAACTGGAAACGGATTTAATATATCTAAATTTAATGTAACCGGTAATACCGGATTCACTATTATTGCATTTTTAAATGGTTCATTTGGAACCGTTTTAGAAAATAATACCAATTTTAATTGGTTAGTTTTTGGAAATTATGCTCAATTAAATGGTGCATACGCAGCGACATCTTCACCACAAACATCTTGGAGTGGTTGGAATATGCACGCAGTAACTGCTGGAACTGGTACAACTTCTTTTTATAGAAATAGTGGAACTGCGTATAATAGTAATAGTGTTGCAAATACTGGAGGATTTAGTGTATCATCATTTGAGTTAAAATTGATGACATCAAATCAAGGAAAAATAGCAAATCTATTATATTATAATAGAGTATTAACATCTGCAGAAATAAATGCAGTATATAATAATATAGGCCCAAGATTCAGTCTATTTTAAAATAACATATAAATAAAAATTATTGTTTTGACATAAATTTTTATATTTATATTGAGAATTAATAAATTTAAAATTAGTATATAAAATGGCAGAAAAATTAGTATCACCAGGCGTTTTCACAAGAGAAAATGACCTTTCATTCTTACAACAAGGGGTTGGGGAAATAGGAGCAGCATTCATCGGCCCTTTCAAAGAAGGCCCATTAGCTCCAACAATTGTAAATTCACAAGCTGAGTTTGAAACTTTGTTTGGAGTAGTAGATGACACTTACTATACTCCTTTAGCAGTTCAATCTTATTTAAGAGAAGCTGGAACCGCAACGATTGCAAGAGTAGCAGGTATTGGTGGATATACTGCACAAAATCCTTTATTATTAACTGCAACATCTGGAGCAGTAAGTGCATCGGTTGGTATACTTTTTCCTACTGATAAAAATACATTAACAACTGGATTAAGTGGTTCTACATACCAACAATCAAGTAATGGTGATTTCGGTATTTTCATTACAGGTTCTACTTCATTTACAGGAAGTACATCACTTGACCCAGAAGATGTAAATGATATCGAATCTACATTCGGTACATCTCCATTTGGAAGTAAGGGGGCATATGTATACGGATTTTTCCAAAATCATAATATAACGTTTAGTCAAAATACATCAGCATCAGTTGACGTATTAGTTGACCAACCATTTACATTTGATGCACAAGAAGCAATGACTCCAATTATCAAATCTCAATTAATATCAGGTCAAAGATTTGATGTATTAAGATTTATTACATTGGGTGCAGGCAACGCAGCAAATAGCAAAGTAAAAATTGGTATTTCGAATATTAAACCAGCAGGTTCAGTAAGTGGAACTGATTATGGTACATTCTCAGTAGTTGTTAGAGGATATTCTGACACAAACAAAAAGAAAACAATTTTAGAAACTTATAATAATGTAAACTTAGACCCTAATTCTCCTAACTATATCTCAAGAGTAATCGGTGATAGAAGTAGAGTAATTAACAACGAAGGTAAAATCACAGAGCATGGTGATTGGGTAGTTAATTCAAAATATATTAGAGTTTGGAATAGTAATGATGCAGCTTATGTTGCACCTGAAGGAATTCCAGTACAAGCCGTTCCATATGGCCACGCTGCATATAAATTACCAGTTTTAGCAACTGCACAATTATCTGCACAAATACCATCTGCAACATTTGTAACTGCAACCGCTACACAATATGGTGGTATCGATTTAGATAACAATACGGATAACTCAATTTATATCAAACCAATTCCAACAGGAGCCTTAACAGGTTCTAACGCAGTTTATTCTTTGGATACTACGGATAGTTTGGCATTAACTGGTTCAATTTCAACGGATGTTGCAAAAAGACAATTCATCGTAGCATTCCAAGAAGGATTTGATGGTTTAAACCCAACAACTCCAATCTACAAAGGTTCGGACATTCTTCCTGGAAACGCACAAGGATTTGACTTATCAACATCAACAGCAAGTGGTTCAGTAGGATATAACAAAATGATTGCAGCTTTATCAAATACTGATGAATATGATATCAATATGGTTGTAGCACCTGGTGTTAATAGAGCAGACCACTCTTCAGTATTCACATCTATCTTAGATATGGTTGAAGAAAGAAGTGACGCATTCTTTATTGCAGACGCAGGTAATGCAAACACAAAAATCCCA